AATGCGGCTTTATCAGGACTTACAGCCTCAACAGTAGTGTCACAACGCACCGTTGCATCTACCGCAATTCAATCAGCCCAAAACCTGTATTTGAATGTCGGTACTGCTCAAGGCGCGGCCGCCACAATGGACGTTTATGTCTATGGCTACGACTTCAGCACATTCAGCTAAATCCTGATGTGATGTAAGAAAGAGCCACTCTTAACAGGGGTGGCTTTTTCTTTATTTGGCGTTACAATTTAATCATTCTCTAAAGGAATTATCATGCCCTCTACGACTATTACCCGTGGCAATGCTTTGCAAACATTTTATGTTGGCCCGTCTTTAACCCCTGCCGCGGTTGCCACAGCTACCACAGCGGCTCAAACATTCACCGTTCCCGGTCTTTTGTCAACAGATCACGTTTTAGTGGCTTGTCAAGCGGCTCAAACTGCGGGTGTTTTTATCGCTGACGCACGTTGCTCTGCCGACAATACATTAAGCATCCAATTTGGAAATGTTACTGCGGGATCATTAACCCCTACCGCTGGCACTTACATTGTGGATGTGATTCGTTTTGAAGGCCCATTACCCACAACGGCTGGTTAATCATGTCTAATACAACGGTCTTACGTCCCGTAGGAGTTACAACCGCTATTTCGGTGGGTGCAACTTCTACTGCCGCAACGCTGATTACTGCAAGCACCAATGACCAAGTTAACTACGCCTCTTTCATCAACACGGGTGCTACCTATGTTGCTGTAAACCTTGGCAATGCTAACGTGGGTGTGGCTGTTTTGCCCGTCAGCGCATCAACCACAGGGAACTTTGTGTTACCCGCTTCAATGACAGTTCCAATTGTCTTGGCAGTACCCGCAAGCCCTTATTACGTCCGCATGATTGGTTCGGCCGCTGGCCCATCAATCGTTTATGTGACCCCTGTTGGCGATCAAAGCTAAAGGAAAAAACCCATGTCAAGCGCTAATTCTGTTGCAAACACATCTTCTACAAACATAGTCCCTGTGCAAGCTGAGTTTAATTCAGCAGGCGTTTGCGTGGGTTTAGTTGGGCCGGGCGGGGCTTACTTTAGCCCCCCTCTAACTGGCTCAACCATTGATAACACCGTCATTGGCGGCACAACCCCCGCGGCTGTAACGGGAACAAACATTCTTGCGTCAAGCGAAATTGGTTACAACGCAACGGCTCAAGGGACTGTTACCCAAGCAACTAGCAAAGCCACAGGCGTGACTTTGAATAAGTCTAGTGGTCAGATCACCATGAATGCCGCTTCATTGGCGGCTGGCACAACGGTTTTGTTTACTTTGACAAACAGCACAATAACCGCCAAAGACGTTTTAATTGTGAATGTGGGTAGCGGTGGCACTTCAGGCGCTTACTGGCCTTACGTTGCTAACGTAGCCGCTGGAACTGCTGTCATTGGTGTTTACAACAATACGGCTGGCGCTTTGGCTGAAGCCATTGTGGTCAATTACGCAATCATTCACAGCGCATAAACCATGACAAGCCCATCAAACTCAGACGTTCAGAATATATTGCCCGTACAGGCATATTTTTCTGTTGATGGCGCATTTCAGACATTTATTGGTCAGGGTCAGCCGTTTTTGGCAACAATTAGCCCTAATCAATCTGGTCTAAACATTACAAACAGCACAATCAATAGTACGACTATTGGTGCGACAACACCGTCAACCGCGGCATTTACTAGCGCAACGGTAACAGCCGTTCCTGTAAGTGGTAATGACGTTGTTAACAAAACATATCTTGAATTTTTTGCGGCTGGCATTTCTTGGAAACAGCCAGTTCTTTGTGGAACAACCGCAAACATTACATTGTCTGGATTGCAAACAATAGATGGCGTAACCGTTGTTGCTGGTAATAGGGTATTGGTTAAAAATCAAACAACTACATCACAGAACGGCATTTATTTGGCTTCTGCTACGGCTTGGTCAAGAGCGCCTGATGCGGATACATGGGATGAATTAGTTTCTGCCTTGGTGTTTGTAGAGTCTGGAACTACTTTAGCGGGTTCTGCGTGGTACTGCACAATTCAAAGGGGCGGCACTCTTGGCACAACTGCAATTACTTGGTCAAACTTTTCTGTTGCCGCTACATACACAGCGGGAACTGGTTTAACGCTTTCCTCATATCAATTTAGCATTACTAACACAGGCGTTACTGCCGCGGCTTACGGGTCAGCTTCTAAGACTTTGACAGCGACTGTCAACGCCCAAGGACAGTTAACTGTGTTAGCCGCCCCTGACATTGCTATTGCAAACACTCAAGTTTCAGGCTTGGGAACAATGTCTATTCAAAATGCAAATTCAGTAGCAATTACTGGTGGCACGATTAACGGCACAACAATTGGCGATACGACTGCCGCGGCTGTTACAGGCACAACAATTACAGCCAACACGCAGTTTACAGGCGCTGGAACGGGCTTAACGGGTACTGCAACAAGTTTATCTATTGGTGGCAATGCCGCTACAGCCACAAGCGCAACAACGGCTACAAACCTTGCTGGTGGTGCAACTGGTTCTGTGCCTTACCAAAGCGCATCATCAACCACAGCGTTATTGCCAGCAGGGTCTAATGGTCAAGTTCTTACTTTAGCGGCTGGCATTCCATCATGGGCAACCCCCACAACAGGAACTGTAACCTCTGTTGCTCAATCATTCACTGGCGGTTTAATTTCTGTAGGCGGTTCGCCTATTACAACATCAGGCACATTGGCTTTGACGGTTGCTGGAACTTCTGGTGGCATACCATATTTTTCTAGTGGTACAACATGGGCAACTTCTGCGGCTTTAGCGGCTAGTGCTTTGGTCATTGGTGGTGGTGCGGGTGTTGCCCCATCTACCACTACAACAGGAACAGGCGTTGTTACGGCTCTTGGGGTCAATACAGGCACAGCAGGGGCTTTTGTGGTCAATGGTGGTGCTTTGGGTACACCGTCAGGCGGTACAGTCACAAACTTGACGGGTACAGCGTCAATCAATATCAATGGAACTGTGGGCGGCACAACCCCAGCGGCTGGTGCATTTACCACTTTGTCAAGCACTTCTACGTTTTCTGCTAATGGTTCTGTTGGCACAAATGGTCAAGTGTTGACTTCTGCGGGTGCGGCTTCCCCTGCTGTTTGGTCAACCCCTGCGGGTGGTATTTCTATTGTTGACGACACAACCACAAACGCCACACGTTACTTAGTATTTACAAGTGCCACAACAGGCACAGTTACTACACAAAATGTAAGTTCAACTAAACTTAAATTTAATCCAAGCACAGGCGCTTTTACCGCTAATCAACTAATTATTGCACCATAAAGGAAAATCATGGGACAGTTAACTTTTCAAGCAACACTAGGCGGTGCGGTCAATTTGATTGGCCCTAACACCGCGGTAACTACAAATTTAACATTGCCATCGGCTGATGGAACAGCTAATCAAACTTTGCAAACAAATGGTAGTGGAACTTTAAGTTTTGCATCTACATCATTAACAACTGGTGTGACGGGAGTTCTGCCAATTGCAAATGGTGGCACAAATTCAACAGCCACAGCGACTGCTGGTGGTGTGGGTTATGGAACTGGAACTGCTCATGCTTACACGGCCGCAGGGACTGCTGGTCAAGTCTTAACTTCAGCAGGGTCAAGTAGCCCAATATGGACTACGCCAAGTTCTTTGGTTGTTCGATCTGCAAGAACATCTAACACTATTCTTGGTACTGCTGACGCGGGAACATTGATTGCCATCACAAGCGGCACGTTTACCCAAACATTTACTGCGGCCGCTACTCTTGGTTCTGGCTGGTTCTGTTACATCCAAAACTTGGGAACGGGCGATATTACGCTTGACCCAAATGCGTCCGAACTAATTGACGGTCTGACAAGCTACGTTATGTATCCTAACGAATGCCGTTTGGTGCAATGCACTGGCACTGCGTTTACATCGGTAGTTTTGAGTCCTTTCCAACGCATTATCACAAGCACACTTAATCCTTTTGTAACTCCTCCCGGCTATTCTACTTTTCAAGGGTATTTATGGGGTGGTGGTGGTGGCGGTGCTAAAGATGTAGCGGGTAAAAGAACTGGTGGTGGTGGTGGTGGTGCGTGTGTGCCGTTTAGTTTGACTTCTACGCAAATGAGTTCATCTCAAGTTATCACCATTGCCGCGGGTGGTGCTGGGGCTACAAGTAACGGCAGTGGATCGGTTGGAGGAAATTCCACAATTGGTTCTTTGCTTACGTCATTCGGTGGCGGCCCCGGATGTGGCCGTGGTGCAGAAGATGCGACTAGCGGTGGTGGGAGTGGTGGTGGGGCGTTTGCTGTAGGGGTGGTTGGAGATATTGGCGGTGTTTATGTTAAAGGTGGCTCTCCTTTTACTGGGCCTGCCACATCAGATTATTTTGATCAAAATTTTGGTGGTGGTGCTGGGCCGGGTGGAAACTCAATATTTGGAGGTGCTGGTGGCGCAGGTAATGGGGGAGTCAATGGCGGTAAGTCTGTTTATGGCGGTGGCGGTGGCGGTGGCGTAACAACTTCCGAGACATTAATGGCCGCAGGGACATCCTCGTTTGGTGGTAATGGCGGTGCGGCTGGTGCGGCTGTTGCTGGAACTAATGGGGTTCAACCAGCAGGAGGTGGTGGTGCTACGCATACAGGCGCTAATGCTGGCAATGGTGGCGCTGGACAATGTATTATTTTTGGAGTTGCATAATGAGAGCACACATAATTACTGAAGGCAAAGTTAGCAACACTATTGAGGTTGACTCACTTGACGTATTTCCAAACTTGATTGATGCCTCAATAGGCGGTTCAATTGGAGACACATGGAACGGCACAGCGTTTGTAAAAACCCCGCCTGATGCGTTTGAAACAACTGAACAAGCTAAATCTGTTCGTCAAACTCGTGACGCAAAATTAGCTGAAACTGATTGGAGATTTCGCAGTGATATGACTCCATCACAAGCATGGAAAGATTACTGCCAAGCATTGAGGGATGTTCCTACACAAGCGGGATTCCCTTGGGCTATTACATGGCCTGATGCGCCATGAAATTTATTTGGAAAATCTTAGAATTAAAAGGTGATACAAAAGCTATTTTTAAAGCCAAATATCACGTTGCTTTGATTGAAGATGATCTGCGAATTGAAACTGAGGGATATTGGGACTTTGACCCTACAAAAGCAACAATTCCAACATCCCTTGTGACTGAGGAAATGGTTGCTAATTGGATTGATGAAGGCACTACCCAAGACGGGGTAAGTAGCATAAAATCAAGACTATTAGAGCAACTTGAAGCGGTAAAAAAACAACAAGAAATTGCTTTGCCTTGGAAGCCGCCCACATTTAGATTAAGTTAAGGAAACACTATGGCTGTGCCTTTTGACATTGTTAGCCGAGCGCTAAAAGACATTGGTGCATTGGAAGCTGGTGAAACTCCTACTCCAGACGCGGCACTTGATGCGTTTGAGATGATGAATGACATGATTGACCAATGGTCAAACGAAAACATGATGGTTTTCAATGTCACAGAAATTATTTGCCCTGTGATTGCTGGTCAAGTTCAATACAC